ATCCATGTATTCGTTCAACCAACCGAAACGATCGTCATAGTCTTGTTCTACAACGCAACGAAACGGCTGCCCCGATAGGTAAGCGCCGATAGCTGATGAGTACGTCTGGATGTCATTTCCGTGCAGTTTGAAACCTGCATCAGCCAAAGTGCGTTCGATCGTAAAATTGCCCGAGCAACCTACATAAACATCGGTTACGTCAGTCCAATACGATGCTTGTTCTCGGATAATCCGACACAAGTCATTTGGGAGACTACCGCGAAACACTTGACCTCCTAGAGCGTGGAGATGGACTTGCACCATCACTAATCAACGGGAAGTTGACCGGGCTACTTACCCCACCCACGCAGACTCGACTATTGCCGATGTCTTCAGAATAGCGTGGATTGGTCTGAAACACGCGGACCCTGAATTTTCGGTCCACCTAATTCTGGGACTTCACAACCAAAAGCATCTTCTAACCATTCTGCTGCCATACGACGATGACACCATGACCCACGTTTGTTCAAATCGCAGTAACACAACAACACAAGCCGGTGGGGGTAATAGGTTTCGGACAAGTTGTCTAATTCTTTTTTGATCTGACTTTTCAGCTTTTCTAACCGATCAATGTACGCAACACGATATTCAAATTCTGTGTGGTACTTGCCAAACACACCGAACGGGGTGAGACCTTTGGCAAATTCAAACCCACCAAATTTGGGTGCTCCAACTGTTGATCGGACACCTAACCCCATATCGTTTCTGTATTTAGAATATGAACAGGTAGCGATTTTGTATGTCACAACACTTCTTTCGTGGTGGTTTGTTCTAACGTTAAACTATCAAACTGGAGTTAGTGAATCAAGTATTGCGTCTACTTTTTGCCCCACCTGAGGTCTTTGTAGACAGCTTGCTCAGTAGTCCCTGTCCGGGCTGCAATCTTTCGGAATGAAACCTTGCGTTCTCTAAGCCCAGCCATCAGATGACGGCGTTGCTTGCCATACGACGAGATCTGCTGTTCTGCTGCACGCATTTGATTGGTAAACCACTCGACTTGTACAAGATCTGCTTCGTTCTGTGCATCAACCTGCATTTGGATCTGGTCAACATCAACAATTTCTACACTCATGCTGTTTTTCCTTTCACTAAGAGGACGAGTCCATTCCGTCCAATTTGGGGAGCTACAAAAGTCAGTTTTCGAACAATGTCAGGTGTGTCGTCTGTCAACACTCCTGCGTCAACTAACCCGTCTATTGCTGCTTTAGCTGCTGGATGACAAGATCCTGTGTCTTGCATACCTGAGCGGTTTTTCAACCACGGTTCTATGGTGATCTCACACCAGTCTAACCGGGGTGGACGTGCTTGCAACGCTAAAAAACAAAAAGCTTCCCGCCATTCTTTTGTTTTTTTTGCTCGTTCCCAACGATTCCCTGCTCGTTCAGCGTTGGTAGTCCACGGCCTAACGTCATATTCCAAACTGAAAGAGATCATCGGAAACTGGGATTTCCTAACACTCCAGCTATCACATGAGCAGCAAGCAACGGGGGGATCGCATTCCCAGCTTGTTCAAACTGCTTACTTTTTGAACCTTGTATCGGATAGCCATCTGGAAACGACTGAAGCATTAGAGCTTCGTTCGCTTCTAGTTTCGTTTCAACACCATCACGTTCCCACCGCCAAGCATTAGAACCTGAGGTAAGTGTCCAAACTGGTGCATTTGAGGGCATTCGCCAATAGTAGTCAACGCCGGTTACGTCATCACGTACCTTTTGCTTACCATCCGCATTTCTTGGACGATCTGGTTTTGCTTGGTTATGCCTAAGCATTGAACCAACTCGACTGGGTAGAACGTCTTCCATTGACAACCACGGTTGCTCAGATTCACCGAACAAGGTTTCCTGCGGTTCTTTTGCATGAGACGGGATAGGCCGAAACATCCGCTGCGATTTTGACGCCATCAGAATTGCTCTTCGTCGGATCTGGGGGACTCCATAGTCTGCTGAATTCAACACCCCTGTCCATGTTGAATATCCAAGCATTTGAAGCTGCTCTGCATATTCTTCCCATACAGGAAGCGCAGGGGGAACTTGTTCACAGGCCACCCATTCTGGGGACAACGCTTCTGTCCATCGCATCACTTCGCTTATCAGCTTGCCTCTTGACCCTTCAATCCCTGTTCTTTTGCCAGCTAACGAGAAATCTTGACAGGGCGGCGAAGCTATTACACCTTCAACTTTGCCTACTAACTGATCTAACGGATATTCGCTGACATCACACCGAATTGTTTTGTGACCTGCTGTTTTTCTTGTATTGCAAGCTTGTTCGTCCCATTCAAATCCTATTTCTTGGTTCATAAGAGCAGGGTTCACGAGACGCAATCCTTCTGACCATCCTCCAAGGCCAGCGAACAGATCTACGATCATTTTGTTTTTTCACCTGCTGGAAACATCAAACCTCAACGATTGTTCACTATTGACGATTTCTAACCACTTCAATACTTTTTTTAGATTTGTTGTTGGCCCAAACGTGATGTGAGTTCCATCTACAGAATCTGCACCTGTCTGGGTTGCCCAGCGGATACGACGCAAACTATTGACTCGACCAACGTGCGCCCAAACTTTTTGCTTGTTTGCGTGTCTAATGATCTTTTCAGAATCAGGACTCAATTTCCATTCGGTTGAACCCCCAATGAAAACACACGAGATATTTTCCCAATCAATTTCTTCAATCACAGCTCCATCTTGTGCAACGCAGGCAACTGGCAATTTTTCTGCTCGCATTTTGTCGGACCAGAGATCATAAAGTTTCCGTGTTGCGTCCCAATCTTCAACAACGTCTGGACAACAAGCGAATCTTATTGTTGGTTCAAATTTGGTTACCCATTTCCACCATTTGTCTGATTCCCATTTACTTGAGAAACAACCGTTATCAGCGCACCAGTCTGCGCCGGGAACGTGTTTGTTGCCTTGCTTGGGGGTGTCAATGAAACCAAGCAAACCATCACTCATTGCTTTTTTCACTTCTTCGCTACAAGGATTTGCGTAGTACAACACGTCGACATCCCCAAGCAACAGGCGTAGCAGCTAACACAACTATCGCTTTAGCGATACCTAATTCCCACCAACCACTCCAACTACCAAAAGCGATCCTCAAGAACACCGCTGAATCAAGGAAACCAGCTACATATCCAGAGATTGATATCCCAAGTAGGAACTTTCCACGATTAGCCAATGGCGTGAATATTGCAGCATCTGTGCTTTCTGAGATTAGGAACGCAATCCCTGACGCAAGTGCCAGTTGAGGACTGGCTAACCACCATGACAGCAAAGTCCCCAGAGCAATAGATCCCCAAGCAAATGATTTTCCTAAGGTGATCTGGGTCAAATCACGAAGAACAAACGAAATAGCAACCACCCACAATGCCGAAGGCAAAGGACCAAGCCACGGCGAAATCCACATCCCATTGTTCGTTAACCACCAATTAGCGAATGGGATACTGCAAACAAAACCTGCAAGTGAGATCGCTCCAACAATTTTGATTTTCATGCTGCTCCTTTGATTATTTGACTGATTGTCACAGCCAGCCGAACTTTCTACTACACCCGGGCCATTGTCCCCAACCACCTGAAGCCAGCGTTCGTTCAGCAATTACGATCTGCTGCTCTCTAGTCGCCATGTGCGGGAACGGGGCGAACTCTCCCCCACCTTGGGCGATCCATGTGGACGTAGCGAACATAAGTCCACCGGAGAAAGTTCCAGCGACTAATCCGTAGCTCCAATTACCACCGGACTCACATTGGGCTAGTTGATCCCAACGGTTTTCGTCTGTGGATTCTGTCAAAACTTGCTTTTGCTCGACTTGCTGTGGTTCGTATTGCGCTTGTGCCGTGGTGGTGCTTGTAGCTAGGGACTCGTAGAACCGAGCTAATTCGTCTACGTAACCGTATGGATTCCATTCTGGGGGGTGAATGTGCGGATTCTGTTCTGAGGGCTGTAACGGGCTTGTGGGGGCATCTGCTTTAGCTGCCATCGCTGTCAGCAAGATAACCAACACCACAATTACGACTATCAACAACAACAATGGCCTAAATCTTATGTTTTTCATTTGCTTCCTTCCCAAGACCACCTGCGGAAACCACGTTCATGCGATTCCTGCGGGTGAGTTTCAATTTGGTCATGACACAAACGACAAACGGCTAAGTACTCCGAATCGTCGCCACCTACGATTTGTCCTCCTTGCGATCTGGGCAGAATTTCATGAACATCGACTGCTATCTGTTGACAATTGTCATCCCATTGGGCTTCACAGAACTGACGTTCATCTAACAACTGGGCTACTAGACGCCTACGTTCAACGTAGATTTTTTGCATCTTTTTTGACCGATGCGCTAACGGTTTTCGTTCAGGACGCCACGCTTGCTTTGCTTTCAGCGGGGTTTTTCTGTTCAACGGTGACCGCTTCAAACGAAGCGCCGTTCTTTGCGTTCAATCATCTCAGCGTCAAAGGGATCATCAGTAACCGTAACTTTCGGCTTGCTGCAAGACAAGCATTTTGTGACAGTAGGTGTTCGTCCGTTTTTATCGTCAATGATCTGAAATCCGTTTTCACATCCACAAGCACGTTTGTCCGGATTGAAACCAATTGACTTCGGATTGGATTCAACCTTCTGCAAATACCTGAGCGTCAATTTTTTAGTTGCTTCTGATTCCATAACGCTGAACGAGTCAACAACTTCAATGACTCGACTTCGCTGTCGTTCATTTAGTGATGGCAACAACTTCTCCAATGCTGACTGAATTTCGGGGTCCATCTAGCGAAATCCTTCCGGGTGTGAGCAGAACTTCAACGTCATGCCGTTTTTGCGAATCTTCGTAGATCCGCATGAACTGTGCTCGCATGGTTTCCAAATTCGCTGATTGACAGATGTTCCACCAACCCACGGTCTTGACAGCTTCTGCAACAACTGGGCTTGTGAAGGATGGCGAGCTGCTACGTCCAGAGGTTGACGCTTGCGATGACACCTCTCCCCATGCTTCTGCTGATGATGGAGCCAATATCCCAAGCCTTCCGGCAACTTGCCTACGGATTCTGGCAATCGTGGGCCAACGATCTTCTGTGCATATGAGATCACGCACGGCGTGTCTTGCTTCGCTGTAGTCCACATCTGAGAGGGCGTCGGCATAAACAGCAACCGTTTCCTTTGTAGCGGGCCATTGGGGGAACGCTGCTGCTATCACAGCAACAATTGAGGCGGCTTCTCTTTCGTTCATTGTACACACTCCCGTTAGTTGAGTCCGGTTACCTGTTGTCAAGATCTGCCAAGAAATCACGAACACCAGCAAGACCTTTAGCCCCACCAGATTTTTGTTCTTGCATAGCTTGTAGACGCATACGGTCATATTGCTTACGCAACTTTTCGGGCGACATGATATTTCCTCGCCAAAAATCGTTGGCTTGCGACCACCGCATCGCTTTCTCAATTTGCTCTGGCGTTCGACCATCTAACCGAATCATCCGGTCAATAGCCTGAGTCCACCGTTTTGTGATCACCGGACGTTTAGAACCATTGCTTTCAATCAAATCAGCTAGGAGTTCCGCTAACCGAAAAGAATCGTCGGACTCTCTTTTAGATATCTCTGTCGTAATCTCTGTCGTAATCTCTGTATTAGAAGCGCCCTGTTGGGCAGATGGAACTGCCTGTTTAGGCTCTTGGACCTGCCCTGTTGGGCAAATGGAACTGCCCAAATGGGCAGATGCAGAATCTTCGTACAAAACGTCACTTGAGTAGTCAACTCGGTACCACTTGCGACGGTTCCATGATTCGGGCTGACAAGACCTAACAACACCCCGAGCTTCCAGACGTTCAATCGCTGTCCTGACTTGTTTAGGAGTCACGCCTATCTCGTCTGACCATTCTTCATACGTCTTCCAAACCCAAGTGAAACCTTCATGTCTTGACTGAGCACGTTGCATCCAATAATGCAACTGCTGTAAAACAGCGGCGTCCAACACATGGCCTAATGCCCTTACAAGCACCGGCTGAATAACCAAACATGGTTCATCTAACAAGAGCGCCGAACTCATAACTCTCCTTCTGTGGTGGTCTTGACATATCCATTACTGCTACACTTCTTTCTGGTCGCTCTCTGTGGTGGTGCGGCGACCAGCGAAGGCCGGGACTGGGTGAAAACCTCTCCCGGCCTTCGCCATTCAGGATTCGTATTCTCCGACCATCACTTCTGCTGCAACTGCGTCATTTGACGACAATTCTGACGGCTTTCCGAACTTGGCAACAAACAAGTTCTTGCAGATCTTCCTTCTGTCGTCAGGCAATCGTTCCATGCGTTCTACAAGCGAGTCAATAAGTGACTGAGGAGCTGATTCTGCTAACGCCGGTCTTTCTACTTGTTTTTGCTGGGTCCGAGGCTTCGGAGTTTCTGTCCTCAACTTCACTTCTTCCTGTGAGGCAAGAGACCTATTCACCGCAATTCCAGCAGCAGCAATAGCTCGACCAGTAGCAGATGTTTCAGCATTCATCATTTCCGAGTCTTTGGTAAACGGGGTCTTACCCGGAAACGGTTCCCACGCTGAAGCAACACAAGGGAGCGCATCTTCTGGGGACCGATAGACACTTGTAGTGACTTCAATGAACTGACGTTCACCAATTACACGAATCTCAGGAACGCTGTTGAGAATCCGACCATCTGGGTACATTTCGTAAAACTGACGAACACGTTCAGGGACTGTTACGTAGTCAGCAAGATCAAAAGCCATAGCTATCCACATCCGGAGTCACGGTAGCTGTGAAACCTTGGTTAGTTACTTCTACTCCGGGGACACGTTCACCAGTTGTCGGGTCAATAACAAACTCGCCTTCAATTGACACAACTAACGAAGATTTCATTGCAGAGAGGTCTGGCTGTTCAACGACCTTTATTAGTTGACTGGCATTCGTTTTAGCCCATTCAACGAACGTGCTGTTCTCAACTGACCACTTGTCTGAGGCAACACGAGTGGAAACTTTGCCAGATGGCAAATCCAATGTTTTTCGTCCATCTTCGCTATTCAATCTGCATCCGAAGGCGTAGTCCGTAAGCAACGACTCAAAGAACCGTGCGTTTGATTCCAACGGGTGATTGACGCCGGTCAACCACATTTCAATCTTCTTGGATTCTTTTTCAGCGATATCAGAATTTACTTTCTGCTTTCCTCTGATAGATCGCAGTTTTCGCATCGCCCAAGCCGCTGCTGCATCGGTCTCGACTTTGAACTTCTCTCGTTCTTCAGGTTCAACGGGGAGTTCTGACGGGAAACCTTCGGGGTCGTTTTCAATCATGAATTCATCCAGATTGTGGATCATGCTGTCACCTCTGTTTCTTCTGTTGATGCGTCAACGTACTGTTCTGGTGTGACAGTCATCTTTTGCGAGTGCTTCAGTACAGCAGCAAGACCTTTGGACAGGTACTCAATCAGCTCTCTATGCGTGCCATACAAGGCGACATTGGCAGACATGGAATTGTCTCCGGAAAGCGTCAATCTCATGCAACTGTTTTTTTCGTTGTAACTACAGATGTACGGCGTTTCTTCACTTGATACAAAAACTGTTGCTTCCATTCTCAACATGATGTTTCTCCTGTGGTGGTCTGCTCGGGGATATGGATACCGCATGAAAACGCTGCTGCGTAAGACGCTGGGGCAGCACTACAACGACCACATTCAACGTGGTAGTCGTCAATCGCACGCCATTCGTGAGATCGCCATTCAGCTAACTCACAAGCACGCACAAGCACTTCTCTATTTTGTTTGGACACACGCCCAGTTTTGAAGGCTTCGACAACAGAATCGGGAAGCGCAATTACAACCATTTTTTCGGTCGTGGTGGTCAATTTTTCTCCTTCGTGGTGGTCATTTATTTGCTGCTAACCCCTGTCTAGCAGGTAGTTTCAATCAATTCAAAAAGTGCAAAAATAACCCTGTGAAATGGGAAAACGTCTGACGCTTCCAAGAATGAATATGGGTAGTGCAACAGGTACAAATACGCTTAGAACCCAATTTAGAGGGCAATGAGAGCATTTGACCTAACAAGGGTTTACTGCACAAATGTCTATCAAAAAGACAAAAAAGTGCCAGTTCACTCAGCCCAATTGGGCTTTTCAATCACATCTTGGCCTAACGTTACGGGAGCTATTTCGTTAGAAGATTCAGAAACGCTTTTAACGATTGGAGCTTCAATCTTGTATTGCGGTGCTCCAACTGCTCCTAAGAGCAACCCCGTCTTCGGCCAACGAGCTTCCATCAGTCTCACCACTCCATAGTAAACCGTGGCAACCAGAGCGTCGACAGCTGGCAAGAGAACATTTACGTCAACACTAATTCCACGGGCAGCAAGCCAAGTGACAACCGATCCAACCATTACTGGCACGAAAGTCCGGATCATTGAACGTGTGTAATCAGTCATTGGGATTACCTTTCATCAAAGCCACTTTTTCGGCAAGCTCAAGAATTTTTGTGGAGTTCTCACCGGTCTGGTATTTCACCGTATCAAGTCGATCAGAGATTGACCGCCGATCCCCATTCGTCGGACGCAACGCTTCATGAATATCTTTGATCTGAGATTCCATCATATCTAACCGCTCTGAATGATCTGGGACTTCTTGCAGTCTTACAGCAGCATCGTTGATAGACGAAACAACGGATGCGCCAGATCTCCAAACCGGGAGGATAGCCATTTTTACAATCGCACCAAACGCTGCGACAACAGCACCGACCATGATGATCTCATTGAGAACACCACTTTGCCAGTTGTCCGGAATGAGGTCTAGGGCAGCTATCACTAAATTAGCGTAGCAAATTCTTTTATTTCAGTCATAAGGCGATTCAACGGAAACCAAATTTTTTGATCATGCTGACGCTTGTTTTGTTTCTATTTGTTCGTTTTTTAGACCGGGTTTCCAGATGGTCCAATATCTTCAATGATGAAATGACCTAGCCCAAGATCGTTTGTAATAGCAATTCCATTTGCAGACAACGAAGCAACACGAACGTGATACGCCTGCCCTGCTGTTGTGGTTGTAGTTGCGTAAACACGCGAATAGGTGAACACCCGATAATCGCCAAGTGCCAATTTGGATTCACCCAATGTGCCAACATTTGTGCCCGCCCCGCTTGCACCAGTTTGAATTTGAAAATTGAAAGCAGTTGATGCAGCGGTTACAGCAAGCACACCAACCATCACCGTAAATTTCAGCAACCGGTTTGATGTCTGATCAATTGTTGCTGACAACCCTGTTATGTCAGTTCCTGCGGTAGTGATTGTTTGCCGTGTTGAACTGGTAAACGCATACGCTGATGCAACAGTTGCACCATGACTGACACCCCAAGGTGAATTCCAACTGCAACGCCTCCATGCCGCACCATTGTACGAATACAAACCTTCACCAAAATCCCCGGTGTCCATGTAAACAACCATGCCCGCTGATGGCGAAGTGATAACGGTATCCCTACCGCCTGCACCGGTTGTTGCTGTAAACCGCATAACTGACTGTTGCATCAGATATGTGTTCACCTGCGCTGCTGTCAAAACTTCCGACGCAACAAAATTGCGATACCCCGCACCTGCCATTGTTACTCCCTAGTAGCCAAGTTGATTCGTATCAAGCACACCAAACGATGCGCTATCCAAGACAAAAAATACGGTTGGAGCTGGTGAACAATTGTACGTTGTCACCCACCCATCTGGGCTGATGGAATGCGCGATGCCTTCAACCATCAGCTCTTTTGAAATCGCTGCACCAACCCCCTGTGGGCGACGCTTCACGGTGATACGTGTCCCGATCTCGTCACCAATCACAGCAGGGTAAAGCCCACTAGGGTCAGCCCGTGGGGTGACCATTAGAGTTTCAATCCGCGTTGACGGTTGCTTGTAAAAAGCAAGTCTTGCGTTCGCAAGATCTACGCTGAAATCGTCGCTACTTGAAATCAGATCAGAAAGCGAATCAGACCGAATGAAATACTGGGTCTGGGAAACCGCGTCTTGCGCTGTAGCAGTTGCACCATTAGCTCGACTCACGCTTACAAGGTTTTTGATTAACTGATCATTGAAAATAAACGCAATGTCAAGATACGGAAGTTCCCCGGTACCGTCTCCGTAAACACGGGAAGGCGTGTTGTATGTACTGCTAGTGGACAGCTCCAACCGGGAAACAAAACGCACTTTCCCGTCAGCGTTCATAAACAACCGGCCCTGTTCCGCCGCTTCGCATTCCTGCAAACTAGCCAACACCGTTTTGTTTTGCGTGTTGAACGCTTGCACCGTTGACCCTGATGGACTGGTGATATCTGAACCGTCAAGCATCCATTGCGCCATTGTCAACAACGCTGATGCCCGAGCGGATGCCGCACTAACAATGTACGTTCCGCGTCCGATGTTGCGACGAATTAAAACTTCGTTTGCTGTCAACGCGCTGCCTGCGTAGTAGGCAATCTCATCAACTGATCCAACAAACGGCAACGTAAAATTGTAGGCAGCCAAACCGGTTTGTGAAAACGGGTTGCCAACCATTGCTTCAGCATAAACCGTTGCGGTTGTGCCATAACTTGTTGACGTTGTTGCAAGTACACCGTCAACCCAAAGTTCATTGCGTATTGGGTTGATGCCGTCATCAAAATTGACAAGCGCAATGTGATGCCGGTTGCCGTCGTTAATGGTGCGGTTTGACGAAAAAATGCCAATTTGGCTGATACCGGAAGTGATACCAATATGGGCTTGAATGGTGCCAACACCACCGGAAACAACCATGCCAACAGCCATGATGTTTTCGTTTCCACCCTTTTGAAAAATGCCGTACTGCCCATCAGTTGTTTCAGATGTTGAAAACCAAAACTCTAACGAAAACGTTTTGTTGAAAAGGTTGTAAGGAAACACGTTTAACGGCAAACCCAAATACGTTGTGCCATCAAACGTTGCGCAACCTGAAGAATCATTGGCAAGCAAACTGGGACCACCCGCACCGGTGCCCGGGTTTCCTGCACTGTCACGCCACATACCTGTTGCAAGTTGTGCAACAGAATCGAAAGCTGTGTCAGGTTCTGTTCCATCGTCGAACCGAAACCAAGCTGTAGGCGACTGCGACTCAACGTAGTATTCCCAATAATGCGGCAATGTCAGTTGGTTCAAAACCTTAAACGCATCTGAACAGGTAACAACACACACAGCATCTGAAGGAGGAACGTACTGCTGGTCCCACGATTCAATGAACCCAAAAAACAGCGACGTTGTAGCCCCAGCGCCATACTTTGCGGAAATGCGAATTGGCCGTCCCGGGGTCAACTTCCCAAAGTACGGACCTGCCGAATATTCAGGGTCAAAAGAACGCCCTGAATTGGAAAACGTGACGTTCGCAGAACCCGCAGTAAAGGAATCAAGTTCGTTAGAACGACCACGACGAGTATCAACCGAGCGAACAAAAATAGAAACGTCTGTCCACACGATGTCAGCAAGGTTCCCACCTAATGGAACCAGACCACTTCCTGCAGTCGTAGAGAACCCGATCTCGACGGTGAAAACTACGCCATCAGCGATTGTTGCTGTCATTTCGAACGCCAACTATTGCCAGACCGTTTTTCAAAACTTGATATCGCTTCTACGATCGTCTGCCCAATGCTCGCCTTGTCCGCCGTAGGCCCAACGGTGATGTTTACGTTGTACGTATGCCCACCTACCATCGTGTTTTCTCTATTAGCGGAGTAAGCGCCAACTAGTTTGTTGTTCGGGATTAGACGACCTGACATCGGCGGCATGAACAATTCCGGTCCACGTTCACCCACAATTAGAGGTGTCCCAGCGCTCATAGAAGCTCCCATAGCACCGTATCCAAACGAAGGAGTAACAATAACGTTTCCTTCGGCGTCGTAGTACCTGCCATCAAAACCAACTGTTAGACCGCTGATTCGAGCAGCAGCATCTTCAATCGCACGCAGCTGCCTTGTAACATCATCTGCTCCTTCAATGGAAACCTTCACCACAGACCACACACCATCAATCATCTGAAGCTGATAACCCATTTCATAAAGTTTTTCCCGAGCGGACTTTGCCGCTTCGGACATAGGGTCAATTGCAGAAACCGTCAAATTGTTAAGAATCGTTTGAGCCTGAGAAACCGGGGCATTCAACTTGTCAATCTCACCACCAAGACCCATGAAAGCCCCCAGCGTTGTTTGCGCTGCTTCAGACGCTGGATCAAGACCAAGACGCTTACACATATCAAAATAAGCCTGAAGATTCTCAGCGGCCTCAGCATCTGAGAGCATTGCTTTTTCAACATTTTTCAACGCAAACCCATAATCACCATATGCTTTTGTGAGCGCAACAGACGCAGCCCGCTTTTCTTGAACGGATTTCGTGCTATCGCCCATAACGTCTTTGTACGTGTTCTGAGCGGCGGTGAGGGCATTCTGAGACTGGAACGCAGCAAACATTGGATCGGTGAGAGCACGCATCGCATCCATTTTGGTTTTGATTGACTCTGCTTCTTGTGCATTGGCAACCGCTGCTTTACCAGCGGCTATCGCACCGTCTGTACTAACACCGTTAGCAAGAGCATTCGCCGTTGCAGTTGCTTCAATGATCGCTCGTTTTTCTTCGTATGCCGCAGCTTCTTCACGAAGCAACGTGATCATTCCTCCGGTCAGATCACCATTTTCCGCAAGCGACGCCATGAAAATGTTCACAGCGTTATCTGAGTCGACCATCTCTTGTTTGAGACTTGCAAACGCTGCCGTCCCTCCGTCAGTAATGCGATTACTATTTTTCAATCCTTCAACACGGAGTTTGTTAGCGTCTATCTGACTGAGCATTCCTCGCGTTCCCCCTTCAATCGCTCTACGCCACCTATCCATTCCAACACCGGCATTATTGAGGTCGTCAAGAACGCCTTTTTGTTCCATTTGAGTACGGATAACAGCATCCGTATTATTGGTCCATGCGCCAGTTTGCTCGTCAAGACTTTTACTAAAGTCTTTTGCTCTTTCTCTTGCTTCAGCTTGACCGTTTGACCACATAGTGAACGCAACAAGCGCAATACCAATAGCGATACCAAGAAGCGGCAGAGTTGTACCAAGACTGCTTGTAATTGACGTAGAAGTTTTGGCAGCAGCTTCTGCACTAGCACCAAAATGCGTGCTCATTTTTACAGTTCCGTCAATCGCAGATTTAAATCCTTTTGACAAAGCGTCAAAAATCGGTGCAGCTTGTTCCCAGATCTTCAAAAAAACTGGTCCCACAAAAGTTAGGGCGGTAACAACAGCGCCAGTTATTCCGATCACACCCTGCATGGGACCGGGAAGATTCAAGAATGAATCAGTAAGAAACCCTAAAGCATCAGCGGCACCACCGATAGCAGGCATCAACATTGTGCCAACGGCTTCTTGCACATTCCCAATTTTTGTTCGCAATGTTTCCATTGGCGTTTTCGCTGCTTCAGCGGCACCACCGAATTCTTTAGCTAATTCTTCTAAGATGATCTTTTGAGCGCCAAGAGTGTCTCCATTCAAGACCATTCCCCTAATCATGTCTTTCTGCTCACTTGTAAACGACACGCCTGCTTTTGACAGCGCCGTGATTCCTTTTACGGGATCATTCAACGCTTTGCCTAACTGCAAGGACGCACCTTTCATGTCTGTGCCAAGAGCCGTACTCATATCAAGCGCAAGCCCTGTTGCTTGATTGAAAACGTCGTTATTCTCCCCTACTTGATTTGAAATATTCGTAAACGTCAAGAGCAAATTCGCACCGGATTGAATCATCTCGTCGTCTTTGCCGGTCAGTTCCGACAATGAACCTGCGAGTTCACTAATGTCTTCTGCGGTGGCATTAGCAGCACTACCTGTTGTACGGATGACTCGTTCTGTCTCACGCGCGATTTGAGCAGATTCTGTAGCTGCGTCAAAAGCGCCTTTCATCCCAACAATCAAACCACCAATTACCGCAGTAGACGCAATCGCCATTTGCGTGCTGACGTTTTTGCCCATAGAGGTCATACGCCCCGAAAAGTTTTCGGTCGTCTTTACAGCAGACTGCATTCCGTTATCAAAGTCAGATGTATCGGTTTTCAGTTTTGCAACGAGTTCGTATGTTTGGGTCATACCACTTACCTCCTAGAACGGGCATCTTCATATTCAGACGCTCGCAACTCCCACAAAGACTGCCATTCGGTAAGTTCCATAGACGAAATTGGCTTGTGCGTGGGCGAACCGTCTAACAGTTCACTAACGGTTCGCCCCAACTTTTCAGCTAACTCGAAGACGAATCTTCGTTCTCCGTCGAGGGCGATTCTTTTCCCGCTTCAGTCTTAGCTTCTGCCGAAAGTCCTGAAACCTTCATCGCCGTCATAGCCAACAATTCAATCGCAGCTGCCGACTTTGACAGCAACATATCTCTATCGCTGTCGGTGAAAACTTGTTCACCACTTTCCGGGTCAAACGTACACATGATGACGGTATCCGGGTAAAGGTTTTCCATAGCGATTGAACCATCCGCTTGGGTAGCTGACTTGATCAACTTGGATCGACTACGAGCATCCATTGACCGGACTTCCAAGGTCATTTTCCAAGCAGGTACTTCAACCATTTCAATTTCAATGTCATCAGTTGCGAAGATCTGATCGCGTAAGGACACGACGGTCACTACCTTTCGTTCAGGCTCTTACGAGCCACTAATCCGGGAATTAGAAAGTCCCACGGGTAATCGGACCACTCACCTGAAAGTCAGCGGAGAACTTGACGATATCTCCAACCGGGGAACCAAGATCATATTTGGTCATGATCGCTTCGCCTGTGAACTTGACGAAACCTGTCGTGGTACCAGCCGGACCATACTCAAACGAAACAGTTGCTTCTTGAGCAAAAATGCCTGCGAGATGGGCGTCGACTGTGGAATCAAACTTGCCAGCGATTGAAATCGTGGAATCGTTGAGTCCCGTGACGTAGGTCTTCGCACCACCGGTGACACCAAAAGTCGTGGTCTCAGCAGTTTCAATGGATCGCGGAAGACTAATATCATCAAGATAAGCGGAAACGTCGGTGAGAGTTCCACTTGAATTGTCTACCTTGAATGAAGCGTTTTTGCCGTGACGAAATGGCATTTCAGATCTCCTTATGGATCATTAGCGCCGAGCGAATGCTGCGGCGATAGTTGCTGCACCGGATGATCCGGCAACGGTGTAGGAAACCCGAAGGTAACGGTTTACCGTGATACCCGAGGCGACTACAACGCACTCGGAGGTTTTGGTTGCCGAAGCAACTGTCGCAAACGTGACAAGATCAGCGAACGTGCTGTTGTCACTTGAATGCTGGATTTTGACAATAATTGTGCCATTTCTGGTATTCACCGGAACGTGCAACACTCCGATTCCACCATTGGCGGTTGAAGCAGCGTTGTCTACTGATGTCCCATTAGACGTACTTGACACACTTGACAATGGGGCAAGCACAATTCCTCGCCCGATTCCACCATTTACTTGAAAATCTGCCGACGTTTTTACAACATCAGCTACTGGTGAAGACAGGTCATATTTCGTGTCAATAGATTTACCGATGTAACAACGAGCGCCAAGAACAATCCCATTATCTGGGGCAACCATAAACGTAACTTCATTGTCAGAACTCAACACCCCAGCCATTACGTCATCGACGGCACCTGTATCCCCATCAAAAAGCCCAGACAGAGAAAGACTCCCGTCGTTCAAACCTGTCACATAGGTCTTTGCGCCACCCCCAACACCAAACGTGGTTGTTTCAGCAGTTTCAACAGAACTACTAACACTTGCATCGTTGAAAAACGCAGACAGATCTGAACTATTGATCAGAATCTTTGTGTTCTTTCCATGCCGAAATGCCATTTTCAGTCCTCCACATCAAATTGATCGTCATTTACAACAATCGTTTTTGGAACCACAACTACGTCTATGGGTTCTTCTTCGGCATCTTTGCCGACCAGTTCAACGTAACCTTGTTCTCTAAGCCATTTGATTGATTCTCGGGGCAGATCATCAACAACATCACCCGGTTCAACACGGGTAGAACGGTAATCCAAACCAGCAATGCCGGTTGGCCCTCCTGTAATGCGGTATTTGGGCATCAAACCTCGCTAAAGCGCGATGGACCCCAAACCACTAATCCGTCCACAAGGGAACATCCTTAGACCAGTAGCAGGGGTCACGATGGACACGAATTATCGTCATCGTACCATCTACATCAAAATCAGTCAGAACGCACAACGGTCCTGAGAACCGGGGACGTTCTCAGGACCGTGGCTGGGCGCTCCAAGGGGGGAGGAGCAGCGCCTTTTTTATCTTAGTTCTGATTCAACGCCTTGCAACGAGAACAACGGATTCTCCAGTACCTAGTCACTATTTCAGCTAACAATCTTCCACACCGCCAGCACCGAGGCATTTCGTCTTTGACGGGGCCACCGTTGTAAGCATCGACGCTAACAGCTTTATCTTCAGGCAAACTCATCGCCACAGTCCGGGCATATCCAAACTGTGCCATTCCCACCAAGAGTCTGTACTTCTATGGCATCACGGTGCCGACACGAAGCTTCAGTCACCGGCATCATAGGAACACCAGATTCCAACAGAGATTTCAACGTCAACCGGGCAGATTCTAGAGACTGAGAGGCGCTTTCGAACGATGCGATTATCCCTGCCATCAGATCAACTTCGTTACGCATGGGTAACTCTGAAGTTCATTGCAACTTTAGGCCGTTCGTTTTCGTCGTACCCAACAGAGACTGGACGACCTATCTGTTCAATACGCAGGACACGAAATCCGGAAATCACTTGTTCATTGACAGTTTCAAACGCTGTGATCGTGTCATCAATTTTGGTTCTGGTATTCGGATAATCTTCTCTAACTCCACGAGCCATTACTTGAACGTTTGTCTGGTACAGAGATCCACTCACGGTCTTCATCATGTAGATCGTGTTTCCAGATCCAGACTCGACAATGGTTACACAAGCATCGGGCGTATCGGGCATTCTTGACAGGAAGATCGTTGTGGCGAGTGTGCCAATTCCGGCGCTTTCTGCGATTGAGCCAAGGGCATCAAGCAAAGCCATTATTCGCCTCCTTCAAGGGAACGCAATATCCGAGCTGCGAGTCTGTTAGCCATGCCGTCTTGAGCATTGAAAAACGGGGTTTCTAAGTACTTCCACGAACGACCGTTTTTGTAATTCTTTTCGGTTTCGTGTACTGCTAGAGCGTAAGCACTCGCAGCCCCACCATAACCTATGGTTATTTCTCTGTCCCCGATCTCAACGCCACCAGATGCTTCAAGAGTGCCTTCATCATGGGGAACCATTCGTTGCGAAACAGCAAAAATATCAAGTGCTTCTTCGTACAGCGCAGAGGTCAAAACTTGTGGTCCTCTTGCTGCTGCCGTTTGCAACGCTCTAGTCAGGGCAGGACTGCCGACAATCTCAATACCCGGTTTAGCCATTTCATTCTCCGTAATGGATAACCATGTGGTTAGCGCCGGACTGGTCATTCACAGAGACAACTTTGATGATCGGGGGCTGGGATCCGTTAGGAAGCGTCAACTTGTCATTGATCGTGATCGTCGGTGAACCGGGGACGTAAACCTTCCCACTAGCAACCTTTTCGGTACCTTCACTATCAAGGACTTTGTGACTACCTGTCTGGACTCGACAGTTGCTGATGGTTGTCGCAGTTCCCCATGTCCTGACACCATAAGCAGTTTTAGCCGTTACTGAGGCAACGGTGATCGTGTCAATCATTATCTCCGTTAGGGCGGTATCAATACTCATAACTCGTACTTATCCAACAACCCGATGGTGAATTCGGCACCCAACGCTGTGCTTGCAGCTTTAGGGATCGGAGGCATTGTTATCCCTGACGCTAACTGGATCAGATGATCAGCCAAATGGTGATATGCGGTGGCTTTCTGGTTCATTGACTCTGACAAGGACAAATCGCCAACTGCACGTTGTTTATCTGCTTCTCTGGAGAACTTCCCTGCGATAGCACGAGCGGCTCCCACCGCAGCAGACGGAGCTTCAACATGGACAACCAACAGGTAGGAGATTTCTTCATCCGTCAGGAGGGGATCGGTGCTATCGGTATCGCCAACCATGAATCGCACAGCATCACGATCGCTGCTGGATGGGTTACCCGTGTATGTCCAAGTCATTTGGGCCTCCTTCGGCTGTCCACAGTCTGCCACGGGCAAACCCCGGACGGTTATCTAACTCAGGGTGAGTTTCAACAAATTCTCGCATCGTGAAACTATGCCAAGCCACAGCATCAAGATGATGAGATCCAAGCTCCGGATCAAGGTCTTCTCCATTCCACCAAGACCAAAGATGACGGTTTAGAGCCGCAAACGAAACCGACCACGGATATCCACGACGCCAGTTGTGATCTTCATACTTTGAAGCCCCTCGTCCGTAGTGCTCCGCTAGTGCATACAAAGGCACTTCAGGGATCAGATCAAACCTTGCCAGTTTTTGACCTTTTTCCCCTCCAGTCACCGGGTCAATGTAACGAACTTCGTCATCTCGCTTCATTCTTGGGATTCAGTCTTCTCATTGTCATTCATCCGGGAACTGCTCCAATTAGCGAACAAACGATCTGCCTTCTTCGTTTCTTCTTTTTGAGCTACTTCCCATTCTTCGTTCATCACTTTTTCGCCTTCCCCACTTTCTTTGCTCACGCCACAACCTCTATCTGCGTTTTTATTCCTCGACCAGTCATTTCAACCAAAACATTTGGACGATGAGAGAAGAATTCATAAACCTGACGACCCGTCAACTTCGCTACCAAAACTTCTGCTTTGGCTCCTTCAGACTTATTCCAACCCGGCAACAAAACAATTCCATCGCAGGAGAACAAATCTGTGAATGACTGTTGAAACGCTTTGGACAAACTGAATCCAAGATCTACAAGATCTTCTGTTCCAGTTAACCCGGACGGGTTGAAACCGAGCTGCTCATCACGTTCAGCCGGACAAATAACTGTCCAACCTAACGAACGCAACTTGACTCGACTTTCAGCAAACGAATCAAAATTGAAGTTCGGTAGTCCTCGCATAGGACCAGCCAAGTACAACACTTCATTTTTCACGATTACTCCAGTCGCTTCGTTACAACTTGATCACCATGCCTCAGAAACGTCCGTTTGTCTGAACAAAAACGCTGTAATCAGAAATTGACTGACATCGCTCTGAAAAAATCCTTTGAGGATCGCCTTAGACAGTCTTTGACTTGTAGAGCAGGTGGAATGGGAGGCAGAACCTCCTAATTGCCTTAGACGGGCATATGCGTACCAATGAGAACAAATCAGCCTATTTGGGGGACTTACCCAAGGATTTCTATGTCTCCCCAACCTCTAACGCCATACCCTTTGCCGACACCGAACATCAATTGACCCGGGGGGGAGTGTTGACCACTCTGGGCGGTCCACCAGTATGAACCACCATCTTGCGCCGGACATTGGATCCACGTTCGACCAGAACCTTCAGAAACAACGAAATGGTGGAAGTGTCCACTAATCAGAATTTCAGCGTCGGCTACAGGCTGCCTACCCATGACTTGACTGGTCCACCACTTCTCAGCTTTTGCTGCTGCATGACCAGATCCTTTGAACTGGTGACCATGAGCTAAACCAACATTCACACCACTTACACCCAGCACAAGGGTTAGATCTCGTGCCAACACAGCTGTGACATTTCCATACCGTTCAGGGTTCACGGCACAGATTTCTGCACATTCTTCGATTACAGCGAGATCGTCATTATCGGTCCACGTAGTAAAGGCCTTGCCATCTTTTCTGTTCTCTCCATGGTTCCCCGGGATCCCTGCAATTACAACCCGATCAGCTAACCCTACTGATACATCAATCGCACGCATCCACAAACGACGAGCGACTCTTTTTTGTTCTCGACGATCCAAGTCAACTTGGAATTCCATCATCGGATAAAACCCACTGCAATTCTCAACCGTGTCGCCCATCCCAAGAAGATAAATAGCTTCAGGAGCACGACCCTTACGTTTCATGTCTTTTACTTTGCTTGATATCGCATCTATCCCTTGACAGATACGTTCAACCGTGCCTGCCGATCCGCCACCTTCACCTTTACCTATTTGCCAATCAGAAAGAGCAACAACCAACGAGACCTCTGAGTCAGTTGGTCCAACTACCTTTTTTTTTGATTTTCTAGAGGCAGCACTACAAAGAACATCTACATCTGCCCGGTCAACACCAATCTCTCGTGTCTGGATAGTCGCCCGGTAGTACCGCAACCGACGAACTTCTCCACCACCAATATTCGCATCCCAACCACGAACCTGCACCGACCCCGGCACAATCTCTGTTGTCTTTGGGTCAAGATTCCAATCAGCGATTAGCTCAGACCAGACACCCGCATCGGGTTCACCGTCTACCGGTCCTGTAGTGAGGGTTCCTTCTTTGCCATTCCATGCGATACCCGGTTCCCAACCAGAAGGCGCAGACACAGACTTACGAGATGCCACCTTTACCGCATCGTCAAGAGCATTTGGGTCTTGACCCGGGATACTGACAATTCCATCAAATTCTGTCATTTCCGTACCCGATCGTTACAAGGACATATCTGTCGCCTGTGCCTGCTCATAGCAGAATTGTTGAATTCTACGCCAGTTGTTTCTAGGAACGCTTCCATCAAAGTCTTGTGCTGATGATCCGACTCCAAATACAAAACAACTTTGGACCGAAAAATCGGGTCTTCTAAACTATTGACAAAACGACCAACTTGACAGAACAGCTCTTTCGGAGCGACCAAACGTGCAACAGTCAGATCTAACGCTTCAGGGTCAAACGACACTTTTCAAACTCCTGTTTAGCTTTTCACATCAGATCAATGGTTCTAACGTGTAGATCTTTATTGCTGGTCTTTTACCGGACCGCACCAACCTGCGTTACGGAAACAATTACTGAAGGGGCAGCAGGACGAAGCGGAGAAGTAGTAGCGGCATGAGCAGTCAACGACAGTCCTGTTGTCGTTCCTGCCCACATCAACTCGACATATTGATTGGGAGCAGTCACAGTCCCAACGAACGTAATCGGCACGTTCTGATACGAAGGGATACCTGCTGATTTCCGAGCAGGCAAAGAAGCGTTGGTGGCAGAATCTGAGTACGGCACACCATTGAAATTGATCCACATCACGGCTTCCTGAATTCCCACATCAAGGTTTGCAATTTGCGAACTGAATGTCAGCAAGTAATCACCCGGATGAGCGAAAACAACCTTGGTTTTTGTGCCAAGACCATTTTCAACAGTTATCCCGTAAGCACCGTAACTTGAATTCAATGTAATCGGTTGAGCAGTATTTATCGCTGCGATTGGTTGTGTCCTGTTGTCAAAAAACCCACCAAAATAACCAAACGAAAAAGCTTCTTCGAGAACGTCACACGCTGACTGTGCATTTCCATTACGTGTTGACCGAAACCAACTTGGAGCATTGAACGCCATAACCCACCAACTTTCTTAATACAATTCTCATCAAATCCGATTGGAATGACGTAAGGTCGGTTTTCCTGTCTTGCTCAGACAAGGATTTTCCCCTTCAACACCACATTTTGAACACTTAGGGGAGTCAGAAACACCTAAATCGTCTGTAATGGTGCTTATTTCTTCTGTAACGCTATTTACAACTGTTTTGATGGGATTGGGTTCAGTCACAACTGAATTTCCCTTAGATCGCAATAGGTGACGAGGTATTTCAACCAAATACCCACGATCAACCAATTGCCACCCATTACGCCAACCAGTCACATCAACAGTCTCACCCGGGACCATACGCCTACCATCAAAATCAAACGGACGACGAACGATGTAATTACCTACAACCAAAACACCCATAACACGGATCCCTCCTAGAAATAGAAAGAGCGTCGACCTAGTTGGTTTTCACCTAACTAGACCGACGCTCTATCTTACGTCACAAGACGATTACTTAGAGTCAAGCAACACACGTGGCAAAGAAACAACCAAGATCAGCTGCGGTGACCTTGTTAGCAAACGCAAGTTCGCCTTCAATACGGTCAGCCTTGAGCATTTCCATACGGATACGACTCACGCCGATTGAAGCACCAAGGCCACCAGACACGCCACGCCATGCAAACGTGTAACCCGCACTCGGGGTCATGAGACCCGGGTTCGGAGCCGAATAGGTCAGGAGCGCCGACTTGCCGGTGTTGAAAGCGTAAGCCGGGGTCGCACCTTCATTATTCGTTGCACGAACAGACGAGGCAACAAGAACACGCTCGACATCAAACAGACGAGCCATGATCTCAGTCGTGATGACATTGCTGCTCGTGTACTTGATGCGGTCAACCAGATCCGGATGATTACGAAGTTTGCGATAAGCCTGATAACCAAGAACAAGCGTATTCGGGAGGAAACCAGTTGACCCAAGGATCGTCTCCTTGCCAAGTTCAATGTCTTCAATCGGATCGCTGTTTGCGTAATCCGACCATTGCTTGAACTCGTTCGTGGACGGAGTACCAGAAACGCCGGTGAGGTCAGTACCCCAAACACCGGTCTTTACGAAATCGGTAACAAACTGGACTTCCTGACGAAGCAGGAGACGACTCGTAACAAATTCCGTTGCTTCACGATCTGGGACAAGCGGCGTATCAGAGTTGTTCCGGACTTGATCTCCAACATCCTTATGGAACGCCCACACATCGGCGCTGTAGGACGATGTGGTCAGGTTGTAACCGGAACCAGCCGACTCAGTTGCGTCAGCTCGACGCTGCGCTTCGTCACGGAACCAGTCATTCTTGGTGTAGACAAAGAACTTGTCGGACTTTTTGTCAACGGGGACAACCGGGAACACCTTGTTCGCAATGAAGTTGTCTTGCGACTGCATCCACGCGATTGAAATGTTCGTAAGCGGTCCATCAATGTGGACCTGTCCAAGAGTGGGCTGAGGCATTTTATGTTCCTATCAGTTGGCGCGAGTCGGAGACGCGCAGTTGACGATTGCGGACATGATGTCGCCGGAAGCCGCTGAAACCAACGGGATACCAACAACGTACTTGGTCGTGTCGGTCACGGCGAGCGGAGTCGCAAGACCAGCAGCAGTCGTACCAAGAGCGAAATGCGTGCCATTCGTAATGGTCGCACCAGCCTTCAGCTTCGTACCACCAACAACACAGATCGCAGCTTCCTGACCAGCAAGCGGGGTGTTCTGAAGAACGCCGATCGGAACGTCGGTAGCCGCTGCGACAGCAACAACCGCTCCAGCGGAATCCTGCTTCACAAACGTGTACTGGAGAGCCGAAAGGTCAGCACCAGCAACTCGTGTGATCTTGACTGCGTAACCACTAATTTCATATGCCATGTTCAGGCACCCTTCTCGGTGAGATGACGGAGATACAGGTCGGGGTTCTGCTCGGCAACCTTGACGAATGCCTGTTCAAACGTCGCGGAAACGCCACTTTCAACAGCGGAACTTGCGAGCGAGGAAAGAGCCTCATACGCATCGCCGCCAACCGGGTTCACAGACTTCCCGATCTCAGCGAAAATGCCAGCGGATTCTGACTGAGCGTTTGCACTCTCAAGAACAGTCTCGACAGCCTTGGCAAGATCCAGATCAACTTCAGCGAGACGACGGAGCATCGGACCCACCGAAGCGGAGTCAAGCGTCAACGAAGTCCACGTAGCAGCCTTAGCGACAGCAATCTCATCTGCACGCATTGAACGCTCCTTACGGAGATCGCTTTCCATAGCAGCAGCCTTAGCCATAGCTTCAACAGCAACCGTCTTCTGATCGTCAAGCATCTTGCGAACAGCTTCCGGGACCGACTTCATCAGTTCTTCTTCAACATCTTCGACAACCGCAACAGTTTCAGTCTGCAAGGACAGCAGACTTTCAAGTTCAGCGATTCGCTCATTAGCCTTGACGAGATCATCGCTATTTGCGATGACGTTCTCTGTGATCTCTTCGGTCATTTGACCCTCCATGTTGTCTTGACCCGCAACTGCGGCCTTGATTCGGTCAAGCAGACCGTTTGCTTCATCAATATCGGTTGCCTTCATAATCATCCAACCTTCACGTAGGTGAGCGGGATGATCCACTCCACTAGTTTCTGCGATGCTCATGCCGACGAGTTTTGCCATGCCGTAACAGTACCAACTAACACACGTTCGTCAACGGATCAACACAAACCACTCAAAATTAGATTTCAAGCCGCCACGCACGCCAAGCGCCACCTGCCACATTCTGGGTTCGGTAACACACCTGCGAGGTTTCGCTATTCCACGCACAGACATCAAACCGGCCATCGGCATTCCGACTAGCAACAAGTGAATCAACTGCAAAGGGCTGCCCATCATACAAACCAGCCCAATCACCAAACCCACCGTTAGGAACACCTTGCCAACGATGAGTAACACATCCAAAAGCAATTCCGAACTGCACAATCCGATCGTCTTTTGTCAAGGCAAAGTCAAACATTTTCTTCCTTTTTTGGAACGTTACTGGGCTTGGTTCCGTGTATTCGGGCCGAGCTATTTCTGCGATACCACCACTAAAACCACTTGTGTTCCACCTATGAAGAACTCGACAAACTTTATTCGTCCAGTTTCCATTGATCGCAATAATGCCTTCGTCAGTAACACTTTCAACTAACGCCACATGGTCGTATGAATTTGGGCCATTGTTGTCATAGTCAAAAGCAACGAGATCACCGGGCTGTGCTTCATGAGGCGCATAGGTACGTCCAGCTTTACGGTAAACATCAAACCCACCACTTACCCAAGCGAAATGAGTGGGGATACCTGCTGCACTCAGACAAAAACTTTGGAATATTGCACACCACGCTGTACCTACTGGTGCTGGATACCAACGACAGAATTCTTCTGGTCCTTGACCAATTTTGGATCTAGCAATATCCAGTACTTCGTTAACTGTCGCCATCAATAACCTCACCGACAAGTTTGCCGCTGTCATTTGGATCTGGGATGCTCAGAAGTTCTGCATCTGTCTCATCTTGCTCAACAACTTGATTTTTTTCTTGATCGCCCATGAACCGATCGTATCAATCTGACCAAAATTTACAGATTATCAAATACGAGTTCTGTCTTTACATAGAACGAATCCCCCGAAGGGGACCGAAGGATTCGTTCTATTGCCCTACCGGACCACAACCGATAGGGCAGATGGGTTATCTACACAGGAGTCACTTAGGAACCAATTGGGCGAACAATTGGGTTAAAGGACATCGACTGTGTAGACAACCCACGCTTTGGACAGATACCAGTTTTAGTAACTTTCCCTACGGGATTCTACGATCCCTTCAAAATCTGCTTCATAGGAAGTCTCATATTCGCAGTCTTCCTCTTCACATGAAAGTTCGCTTGTGTATTTGTCTGCTCTACCCACAAGTCCAGCTCCACATTCAGGACAGTCTCCCCATTCTTCGGTATGACTGTCAAGCATTTTGTCTGAATATGAGTCATACGCTTGGGCTATGGCACTAGGAGAACTCATAGAAGTCAATTTTGCCGACATTTAGATTTCAACTCCAGTCTGAACTGATTTGTTCATCTCCTGCTTGAATGTGACGTTTTCATCAAGGTACAGATCTCGTTCAATCATTTCCCACGGACGATTCGGGTTTTGGAATTCGGCAAGTTCTGGCAAGAAGATGTAACCCCATTCTCCACAACCTGCGAACAGTTCTGCATAACCAAATGCTTCGCCTGTTTCTTGGTCAAGCTCCACGATCAACCAGTAAGCAGATCCACCACCAAAATACCGGAGACGGACAATCTTGTCGTCTGCTGGGATGCTGTCGGTTTCGTACAGTTTCGGGATCTTCTTCAATACCGCCTGCGGGGGACAGAATCGGTGACCTCTAGCTTTATCCACCCCAGCTATCTTGTCTGTCATCAAAACGTTCATTGTGCTCACTTTCGTGGTGGTCATTTTTTACTTCTGTGGTTTTGTACTTGGGTACACACTCATTCTTGCATACTGGGGTTATGCCGTCAAGAGCATTCGCTCGCATAATCTCTTCGTTGATTTCTTGCCAGTAGCTGTCGACTAACACTTTCAACCAGTCATCAGCTGGAACAACCTTTGCGTATTTTTTTCTAAGGTAGCTCTTGGTCATTTTTGGTCACTTTTTTATGTGGCGGTAAACATCTGATACCACGATTGCACACAAGGGTTATGATCGTCAATCGTTTGTTTTTACTATCCACGACAACGACAAATAACCCCTTGAAATGGGGAAACGTTCTTGCGGTACCAAGGATGAATACGGGTAGTGCAACAAAGACAAATTCGCTTAGAACCCAAATGACGGGGCAATGAGGACAAATGGTCTAACAGAGGTTTAAACCGTGATTGATGCTTTCAATTGCCAAGCAAACCTCTGATGTACGTCAATCCGCTCTGCAATAAAGTTGGCGATGCCTTGCTCATTTGCAGCTACACAGATTTCAAATGCCATATTCAGGGTTGTTAGATACTGACTGTTGCTTGCATAGAGAGCAACAACCATGTCAGCTGGCATCATTGACCTAACGAGCTGGTCTGAGATTGAACGAAGTGCAACCAATTCGGGCAAACGAAACGGAGCGATCCCATTCATCTTCAGAATGTTTTCAGCAATCGGATCTATCGACTCGTACGTGTCTTCATAAATTTCCTTGAACAAGGCGTGATATTGAGCGAAGTCGCTGCCTTTCACATTCCAATGAAAACCATGCGCTTGGAAATAGAAGGTCACAGCGTCAGCAAAAGTACGACGAAGCACAGCAACAACCATCAACCCCGGCGTCGGATTCTCAACAACTGGATCAGCTTTACTAATCTGAGAACGAAAAACGGTTGTCTGCTTTTCTCCACCACTTGAAATATGAACGCTCATACTTGTCCTTCCGGGGGAAGGTCAACAGTTACCCGCTGCCCTGAACCACCCATGCTGTAACCACGGATCTTGCCTTCTTTTACAAGTTCCCAAGCCCAATCTTCCCATACAACGCCCATGAAAACTGTTCCTGCTGGAAACTCTTGTTCAATCATGAGTCCGGTGCTGGCGTCAGTCATGGGAACGATCACCGGGTAGGGCCACGTAAGCGCTTCCACCCATTCTCCAGCTACAACTTCGACGTTGTGCTGAAGACGGATCTGGCGGTCACCGTTCCGCACATAATCCCAAAGAGCCGACTGCAACTCTTCCGAGTCGGTCCATTCGCCATGAGCATCATAGGAATCCGGGACATACCACGGACCCAACGTGAACTGCCGGTCATCTGATTTTGAGAACAAACCAGCAACAGTCGGAGCAACTTGAACAGGGTTTTTCTTTTTACGACCAGAACCCATCGGAACATCTACATGGACATCGCTGACATTCGGGGAATCTTTCGCCATGCTGCTATTGATTCCATTGACCCAACTCCGAGCGGCATCTCCACCCCAAGCCGCCCAAGCCACACGTCCCGGGCTTGGATAACCTTTTTCGCCGGGGGACCATCCCGGGGATTGACGGTCGGTGCGATGCCGGGTCAGGAAAGCGTCAATCCGCTGGATGATGTCGTAAGACACCGCTTTCCCAGCGGCTAGATCGGAGGCACGACGCCTTCCTGTAGGCGTAAACCCTTGACCTTGAAACCCTTGTTCAATCCAATTCACAGCACGCTTCGCTTCTTCTTGCACGCCTTTCGGGGGAGTAAACATTTCTGCTTTCAACACATCCGGAAGCGTTTCTCCTGCATGAACCTTTTTCCACGCTGCCCGGACTCTGGTCTTCACACCAGCCAGATCACCCGCTGGGATCTGGACTTTGTTGCCACGAAACCCAGTTGTCATAGCCGCAAGAGCCATACCCACCTGACCTGCGGTTTCTTTCAGATCCGGGGATTCCCAAAGACGCAATTTCCATGTGGACGGACGTTCCGGATCCGGGACATAAGCAAAAGCTTCAGACGGATACTGTTTTCCATTTTCGGTTTTGGTCGCAACGGCCTTAAAATATTCAATCTCAGCCAACCGTGCTTCGGCTTCTTGCTTTGTGCTGTATGTGCCAAGCAATTTGGATCCATCGGCAGACCGCACTTCATATTTGCCGTTAGACCGCACAATCATTTTCATGACGTTTTCAAAACGATTTTCTTCAGGGATAACCCACAATTTGCAGATTCCAACAGCATTGATCTCGCCCTCGACCCAATGACAACCACTCATTTCAGGACAATAAGCAACGCAGTTTTGACAAGCGATACCTTCATCAACCCATTCGGATTGATCAAAATAGTGGGCAGATGCCTGACTCCAACATCCAATTGCATCAGCAATCATGTCATTCGTTTCAGCCATAACAGCAGATCGCAATGTCAGTTCACCGAGCGGGACCATCGGAACGTATTCTTCTTTACCTTCGTCCGACATCCCATAACCCATGTCTTCTTGGGACATTCCATAACCCATGCCTTTAGCAACGCCTGAACAGATGATCGCACCATCAACTGGTTCACTAGAACCACAGACTCGACAACGAATAATGCCGTCACGAGTAGACCAAATCGCTCGTTCAAAGTTGTGGGGAGTTCGTGCAGCAATTTTTCGTCGGTTTTGCGAGATCAGTTTGTTCTCTACCTCAAAAGACATCGCTTTCCCAAACACGTTTCTAAGACGATCAAGCAAACCAGCAAGACCTGACCGCTCATGGTCATCTTCTTCGTCTTCGTCTTCTTCTTCTTCTTCTACCGGGATAATGACGATCTGATATCCCCCATTCATAGCGATCTCAGCAAGATCAACGCTTTCTTGACCAGCTGAACGCATCGCTTCAATCCGTTCAATGGAATCGCTATCAA